ATACAATCATGTATGGCAGCGCCTAGTAAAACAAACACTCGCCCACAATAGTATCTGCTGGCTGTGTGGTAAGCCTGGTGCTGACAGTGGGGACCATGTAATACCAGTATCTATAGACCCTAGCCTAGCGCATGTACTAAGCAACATTAGGCCTGCACACAAAGCATGTAATAGTGGACGTGGTAATGACACACGCACACCAAAGAATCCCACATCACGCAAATGGTAATGTAATGGGACAATGCGTAGGCTGCATTGTTTAAACAAGCGGTTTGCCTCACCGATGCCCACACATTCTCATTCGCCATGCATGGTTATGCATCAAGGGGTGGGGGGTGACCCCCTCGACCAGGGGTGCCAGTACGCACGGGGAGGCTTGTTCTCCCTCCCCTGAGCTGTTCGCCATGCTACTGAGTTGCGCGCAAGCGGCTCGACTGGTATAGTTGGCATCACGGCCGGCATCCAGTACCAGTTTATGCCAGCTCATCTTCACCTTTTGGGCGTGTAGTTCAACGGAAGAACAGCCGACAGCCTCCGGGCCTTTAATCGGCCGTAACGCAGGTTCGACTCCTGCCACGTCCACACAAGATGTGTGCATGAATATACGTGCAGGTTGAAGCTTTTTCCGCCACGGGAGGTGACCATGAGTGACATTACGGAGCCTCAAACGAGGCTCGCTGAGGCCATGAAGAATGGCACTTACCGTGAGCAGCTTGAAGCGCTTAGGGATGTGCTTGCTGCGCAGGTGGCTGAGGCCACTTCGCGTGATATGGCTCCATTGACTAATCAGTTGGCTAAGACTATTGCTGCTTTGAATGATTTGCCTGAGGCGAAGGAGAAGGATGTCGCCGGGGACCTCAGAGCTGCCGCTGCTGTTAGGCGCGCGGCTGCCAAGAGTGGCCTCAAGGCCGTCTGATGGGGTCACGAGCGCCGGCGTTGAGGCTGTCGAACTCGCGGCCGCCGCGGGTTTGGACTTGGACCCTTGGCAGGCTGACGTTCTTGATGTTGCTCTTTCCGAAAGGGCCGACGGTAAGTGGTCAGCGTTCGAGGTGGGCCTCGTGGTGCCACGACAGAACGGAAAAGGAAGTATCCTTGAGGCTCGTGAACTTGCGGGTCTCTTTCTTCTGGGCGAGCGTCTAATTCTTCATTCTGCGCATGAGTTTAAGACGGCAGCCGAAGGCTTCCGTCGAGTCATGTCGTTAATTGACAACACTGATTTCCTGCGTAAGCAGGTGAAGCGTGTGAATGCCGCTCATGGCGATGAGGGCATTGAGTTGTTGTCGGGTGCGCGTCTTCGTTTTGTGGCGAGAAGTAACGGATCGGGGCGTGGGTTCAGCGGTGACTGCGTTATTCTGGATGAAGCGTATAACCTGGGCGCGAACGCGATGGCCGCTCTCCTTCCGACGCTCTCAGCACGTCCTAACCCTCAGCTTTGGTACGCATCCTCGGCGGGGATGGATAGCTCTGAGCAGCTACGGAGGGTCCGGGAGCGCGCGATTGCTGGCGGCGACCCTGGACTTGCATACTCGGAATGGTCGGCTGTGGAGTCGGCCGACCTTGACGATCCCAACGCGTGGGCTGCCGCGAATCCGGCACTCGGGATTCGTATTCCGGAACAGTTCGTCGAACGTGAGCGCGCCGCGCTTCCCGAAGTCGAGTTCGCCCGGGAGCGTCTAGGCATTTGGGATGCCGGTGGCCGTGCCGCGGTGATTCCTGCGCATGTGTGGGACGCGGTCGCTGACTCCCGGTCGCAGCCTAACGGCCGACCGGTGTTCGCTATTGACATGAGCCCCGACCGCAGTCGGGTCTCTATCGGCATGGCTGGTGCCCGTTTCGATGGTCGCACGCACGTTGAGCTTGTCGAGAACCGCAACGGGACGGATTGGGTTGTCGAACGTGTCGTTGAACTGGTTAAGCGGTGGAAGCCTGAGTTCGTCGTCGTTGACGCCGGCTCCCCGGCCGGTGGTTTCATCGGTTCCCTCAAGGGTGCCGGGGTGCCCGTCCTTGGGGTTGGCACCCGGGAGGTCGGGCAGGCGTGTGGGGCGTTCTACGACGCCGTGACGGCGGGGAAGCTGCGGCATATCGATCAGCCGTTGCTGAACACGGCCTTGGGGGCCGCCCGGAAGCGGCCCCTGGGTGATGCGTGGGCGTGGCACCGTATGGATGCCACGGATATCAGTCCGTTGGTGGCTGTGACGTTGGCTGTGCATGGGCAGGTTAAGGCTAGTGGTGTGAAGAAGGGCCTCACGAGGGTCACTGGGCGCGTCTTAACAGGATGACTTATTAAGCTTGACATACAGTCAAGGGGTCGTGTACACTAAAGCCCATGAGCAAAACTACTGAGACCGCAGTTCTAAACCTTGGGCGGGGTAAGGCCCACCGCCCCATTTTCAACGGCGAGCGGGTTGTTGCGGTTGTGTGCGGAACAACTTGTCGAAGTATGACGACGTTTGCTCACGTTTCGCAGATTGATTCGCATAATTTTTGCCGTAAATGTTGGAAGTATGGTGTCATTTGGCGCCTGACTTGATTAAAAAACCCTTGTCATGACAAGGGTTTTTTTATGCCCGGAAAGGGGTGCTAGTGGCCGATCTGGTGCCCTTGTCTCCGCAGTGGTGGTTGTCGCGACTCTATAACGAGCTTCGCGTACGCCGCGAAGCTGTCGACTTCTTTACGGCATACTACGCCGGCGACCACCCCCTCCCTTGGCTTGCCCCTCAGGCTCGTGACGAGTTCCGTCGGGTGCTGCGCATGTCGCGCAGCAACTACATGGGCCTCGTCGTCGACGCTCTCGTGGAGCGTCTGATGGTTGAGGGTTTCCGTCTGGGGTCGTCGGCTGCGGATAAGGAAACGTGGCGGATTTGGCAGGCCAACAACATGGACTCCGACTCCGACCAGGTCATCCTTGAGGCCGCTAAGGTCGGCTGGTCGTTCGTGAGTGTCGCCCCGAACCCGCGGGACGCTAAGACGCCGCTGATTTACCCTGAGCATCCTGCTCAGTGCATCGTCGACTACGTTCCGGGTAGTAACCGCCGTGAACGGGCTGCCGCGTTGAAGGTGTGGGACGACGACTGGACGGGGATGCTCCACGCAACCCTCTACCTGCCGGATGGCATGTGGAAGTTGCAGGCTGACCAGCCGGCCACGTTCGACGGTGTCGACTACCGGGCTGAGATCGACTGGCAGCCGCGCGTGGAGCGCGGCACCGACGATGAGGGTTACGCCCGCACGAACATGGGCATGATCCCGATCGTTGAGTTGATGAACAACCCTCAGCTCGGTGAGGGTGGCCAGTCGGAGATCGCTGACGTCACGGACATTCAGGACCGCGTCAACAAGACGCTCGCTGACCGGTTGATGACTCAGGACTTTGGTGCGTTCCCGCAGCGCTGGGCCACCGGGTGGCCCGACGAGGACGAGAACGGTAACCCGACGCCTGAGATTGACACGGCGTATGACCGCATGGTGACGACGAACGTCGCCGAGACGCAGTTCGGTCAGTTCACGTCTGCCCCGCTTGATCCGTACAGTACCGCTAAGCGTGAGGACGTGAAGGACATTGCGTCGAGGACGCGGACACCTGCGCAGTACCTTCTGGGCGAAATGTCGAACGTCAACGGTGAGACGCTTAAGGCGTCTGAGTCTGGTCTCATTTCTAAGGTCAGGCAGCGTCAGCGGACGTTCGGTGAAGGGTTCGAGGAGGTCGCGCGGGTCGCGCGACGTCTCGCGGGGCTTGACACGACTCGTGATGGGTCACTTGAGACGGTTTGGAAGAACCCGGAGTTCCGCACTGAGGGTGAACTGACTGACAGTCTGGTGAAGTTGCAGACGTTGGGCATCCCCCTTGAAGTGTTGTGGGAGAAGTACGGGTTCACTCCGCAGCAGATTGACCGGATGAAGCAGTTGAACGATGCGGCTGGTTCTGACCCGGTTTTGACGAATGCTCTACGGGCGTTGCAGGCGCCGCAGACGGGTGGTGACGCTGGTGGCGCTACCAGCGGCGGCCCTGGCGCACTACCGCCAGCAGCAGCGTAAAGCTGGGGCTCTCCTCATCGCCGTGGAACGGCTTTGGGGGCGCCTAGAGCCCACGAACCTTGACGGGTCGTGGGATTCTGTGCGGGGTTCCATTCTGGGGCTTGTGGTGGGCGCACAGCAGTCCACCGCGGACGACACGGTCGGGTACCTCACGAGGGTGCTGGCCGAGTTGGGCCTCACGGATGACCCTGACGGTGAGATCAACCCTGCGGGGTTCGCTGGTTACGCCTCTGACGGGCGTGACCTGTCAACACTCATGTCGCAGGGTGTGATTGCAGCGAAATCGGCTACTGTCCGCGGGCTTGCGCCTGATGCGGGTAAGGCCGTCGGCGGTCGAGTGTTGCAGCAGATCGTGGCGACACAGTTCGCGGACGCTTCAAGGGCGTCTGAGTCTGTGGGTATTGCTCAACGCCGAAACGTCACCGGGTATGTGCGGATGTTGAACCTTCCGTCGTGTTCACGGTGCGTGATCCTTGCCGGTAGGCATTACAGGTGGTCGACGGGTTTCGCCCGTCACCCTCAGTGCGATTGCCGGCACATTCCAGCGTCGGAGTCGATCGCTGGCGATTTGGTGGTTAACCCTCAGGCCGCGTTGCGGGCTGGTCAGGTGCGAGGCTTGACGGCCGCTCAGAAGACGGCAATCACTGACGGGGCTGACCTAAACCAGGTGGTGAACTCGCGTCGCGGTATGGACGCGGCGGGGTATACCACTGAAGGTGTGACCGCTAGAGGTATTTACGGTGGGGCGCGTTCAGCGCCCCGTATCACGCCGGAACGCATCTATACGGTTGCTGAGAACCGCGACGACGCGGTTCGTTTGTTGAAGCTTTACAAATACATTGTCTGAACGCGACGTTCAGACCGACTGTAGGGATTGTTGCCGCGATGGCAGATGAGCAGACCGACCAGGTTGACGAGCACGACGAGCAGCAGACGGATGGTGCGCCCGCGACGGGTGAGCCTGAAACCCCTGAGCTTGGCGATGCAGGCAAGAAGGCCCTCGATGAGGAGCGCGCAGCCCGTAAGGCTGCGGAGAAGCAGTTTAAGGCTGCCCAGACGCGCCTGAAGGAAATCGAGGACGCGGGTAAGACGGAGCAGCAGAAGCTAACGGAAGAGCTTGAAGTTTACCGCAGTAAGTTCGCGGAACTTGAGCGTTCTGAACTGCGGAACCGTGTTGCTGCGAAGCACAACCTGGGAGAGTTTGTTGGGCTTCTCACCGCTACGTCGGAGGAGGAGCTTGAGGGGCAGGCGAAGCTCATTGTGAAGCTTCGAGCCCCTGTTGAGGACACCGGCGCGTCATTCGACGGCGGGCCTCGAACTAAGGCCCGTAAGGCCGACAACATGAATGACGTCATCCGGTCTCTCGGCGGACGCTAACCCCATCGTTTAGGAGAACAACGTGCCCTACAACAACATTGTTAGTCGCACTAACACTCAGGCTCTCATTCCTGAGGAAGTGTCGAACGCGATCCTGAAGAACCTTGAGAACGAGTCGGCTGCGCTGACCCGCTTCCCGCGGATCTCGATCCCCACCAACCAGACCCGCCTCCCCGTCATCTCGGCTCTGCCGACGGCGTACTTCGTCAACGGTGACACCGGTCTGAAGCAGACCACTGAGGCCGCGTGGTCGAACAAGTACATCAACGTTGAAGAGATCGCCACCATTGTGCCGATCGCTGAGAACGTCCTTGATGACGCTTCGTTCGACGTGTGGGGCGCGATCATGCCTCACATTCAGAATGCCATCGCCCGCGTCCTGGACGCTGCGATCTTCTTCGGTGTGAACAAGCCGTCGTCTTGGCCGACCGCTATCGCTGCCGGCGCTATCGCGGCGGGTAACACCGTCAACCGCGGTACCGCCACTGCCGCTCAGGGTGGACTTGCTGGTGACATCAGCAACCTGTTCGCCACCGTTGAGCAGGACGGCTTCGACGTCAACGGCCTGATCGCTAACCGCGCTTACCGTGGTTACCTGCGTAACGTCCGCGACGTCAACGGCCAGCCGCTCCTCGCTGACGGCGGGGTTTACGGTGTCGGTGTTGGGTACCCGATGCGTGGCCTTTGGCCGGCCGTCACCACCACTGGCGCTCGTAACGTTGAGGCTATCGCTGGTGACTTCACTGAGGGCATCATTGGTATCCGCAAGGACATCACCCTGAAGCTGCTGGACCAGGCTGTCATTCAGGACGCCTCCGGTGCGATCCAGTACAACCTGTCGCAGCAGGACATGGTTGCGCTCCGCGTGACGTTCCGTGTCGGTTTCCAGCTCGCCAACACCCTGAACTACGACCAGCCGACCGAGGCTAGCCGTTACCCGTTCGCGGTGCTGCAGTCCCCCGCTAACGCCTGATAGGAGCATCCCCCATGGCTGAAGCTAAGAAGGACGACGTAAAGGTCACCGCGGCTCAGGTCGCTGACGTGGACCTGAAGAAGGGGTTCCACGGTCACGCTGTGGACGAGACCCCCCGCGAGAACTACACGGTTGCCGGCGTCATCGCCGGAAAGCCCACCCCTGAGACGGCCCGTAAGGCCGAGAAGGAGCGCTGAACGTATGCCTAGCGCACCCCGTGCCCCCAAGTTCGGGGCGAACAAGGGCGTCAACGCCATGAAGGCTGCCCGCGCCCGCGACGTTGCCGGCGAGAAGAAGGTCGCCTCTACTCGCGCGACCAGCCGGAAGAACTCGAACGGTTCGTACACGAAGCAGGCCCGGGACAAGAACGGCAAGTTCAAGTGATGGATGGGCGGTAAGTTTGTGAACCTGCTAGCCACTTTGGTTGACAAGGATGCTGTGCGTGCGCAGCTTACCGCCCGTTCGCCGGAGCTTCTGGACGACCCCGACGGACCCACTTACGGCATGTTCGACCGTGTTGTTGAGGGTATCGCGGAAGAGGTCGCTGCGATTACGGGCGACCCGCCCCCGGATTCTGTCCGGGGGTTGGCTGTTCAGTGCGTCGTGATTGGCTCTGCCGCTGACATAGAGGCGTCATTGTTCCCAGAACAGCTCTTGGGGGACTCTTCGCGCGCTCAGTATCTGCGGGATAAGTATGTTGCGTTGCTTGCGCAGTTGCGTGGCCTGTCCCCGATCCGCCAAGGCTCTTCGCGGGCTCGTAGCGTCGGTTTGACGAACTCGTTCATCCGTGGCGGGTCGTATCCGGCGCCTCGGCAGCCTCCGGTGCAGCCGCCTGGGACGTACCTTGAATGGGATCAGGTGGTTTAATGGCCGGTCTCGATGTTGATGCGCGTGAACTTGAACGGCTAGCTGAACGGTTTCAGAGGCTGATTGAGCGGACGGAGAACCTTCGTCCTGCCCTGCGGTTGCTGG